CAGGCCGGAGAGCTACACGGCCAGTATTTGATGCCTAACGTTCGAGCTAAGCCGGGCGCCGTAGGCGACTCGGCTTGAGCGAGGGGTTGGGCGGCTGGTGAACGAAGGCACGAAAGGATGAATGCGATGGATGTGTTTTTGCTTGAGGCCGACTGTAATGACCAGTACGCCAACCCAGAGGACTACGCGGCGCAGCATGACTGCATGAACGGCGATGAGTTCGTTTTGGTGCGCGCGGCGGTGTCTGTGGCGACGACATACCGCATGGTTGGTGGAAAGCCGAAGCCGGTGGCGCTGGCGTTTGCTGACACGCTGAAGCCGCCCAACGTAAAGTAGACCAACCGCAAACACGCCATCAATGCCGCATAAACAGGTGACGTACCGAGGTTTTATGCAATGGGCGGACTAAAATAGAGCGTATGCACAAGCGAGGCAAACTAGACAGCAACCACAAGGCAGTAGTTGATGCTTTGGAGGCCAGAGGGGCCGAGGTGCAGTCACTGGCTAGCCTTGGGGGTGGTGTGGCTGATCTGCTGGTAAGCGCCACATACGGTCGCACAACGAGATACAAAGCCCTGACGTTGCTTGAGGTAAAAGATGGCGATAAGGCGCCGAGCCGTCGAGAATTGACACCAGATCAAATAGCCTGGCACAAGAGATTTCCCGTAACTGTAGTTAACTCGCCTCAAGAGGCGATAACCGCTGTATTTGGAGAATGAGTTTCTCCCCTAGGCCTAAAGGGTGCGCAGAGCTATAAACCGTTTCTCCCGGATGCTCTGCGCGGGAGGTTTTTACAACTGTAAAGATTGAAGATTGCGCTTGCGTTAGCGGTAACGGTGAACGATACTTCATGCTCACCAACCGGAGAACACAATGCTTTTCGCAGACAACACCATGAGCCGCAGCGCCAATGGCACGCTACCGCCAGGGCATGAGCCGCTGAACACTCAATTGCGGGTTGAACAGGGATGGTTCGCCGTGAATGTTGGTGAGCGCGGCGTGTACTCAAAGATTACCAACACGACGACGGTGTACAAAGCACACAGGTTCAGTTCAGGCAGTTTCGAGCGCGAATCATTCCTGGAAATTATCTACCCGGCGTGAGTGCGGCCAAGACAAACGCCCAGCGCCAAGCGAACCTAAAGGCTAGGCGCAAGGCGGCAGGACTTGTTCAAGTCTCCATGTGGCTGCACCCAGACGACGCGCAAGCAATCAAGTGGCTAGCGGCGGAGCGTGCGCTGCATCGGGGAGGTTTTATTAGTTTTGGAATAAAAGGCAATAATTGATTCTCGCCAACTAAATATCCGGGTAGAATAGCCAAATGCGCTATGTCACAAACCCGGAATCTGTCGCCTCCCAAGTGGGGCGCCCGCTGTAGTGTGATAGCACCGACGCCTAGGCCGATCACCTGGGCGTCGCTGTTTGGTGTACACTAAACCAGACTTGCGGCGTTTCCGCATGAGTTAGCGCACACTAACATGTCTGAAGTAGGTGGAGTTAGACCAAAGACCGGAGGGCGCAAGCCAGGAACGCCCAACAAGGCCACTATGCAGGCCCGAGAGGCGATTGCAGCCTTTGTTGATGGTAACGCACACCGGCTCGAAGGATGGCTTGATGAGGTCGCTAATGGCGTCTACCACGAGGGCGATGATAAGTGGCTAGTAGCGCCGCAACCGGCTAAAGCCTTCGAGTTGTTCCAGAGTGTTGTGGAGTACCACATTCCAAAGTTGGCGCGCTCTGAGATAAACGGCACACTCAAGGTAGGCGTGACCATTCAGGCCACCCAGCACGACGAAAGCCTGTGAAGCTAACGGCAAAGCAGGAAGAGGCGCAAGCCTACCTAGCAGGACCAGCGACACACGTCCTGCTCAGGGGCGGGAGCAGAAGCGGCAAGACCTACCTCATTGTTCGCAACATCGTAATGCGGGCACTCAAGGCGCCAGGCAGCAGACACGGCATATTCAGGTTCCGGTCGAATGCTGTAGAGGCGTCTATCGTTGCTGACACGTTCCCGAAGGTCATGCGGGAGTGCTTCCCGGGCGTAGAGTACAAACTAACCAGCAAACCAAGCGTTGCTTATTTCAAGCCTGACCCCGATGGCCCTGAGAGCGAGATATGGTTCTCGGGGCTCGACGACAAGGAGCGGGTCGAGAAGGTGCTAGGGATGGAGTTTGTAACCTGCTTCCTGAACGAATGCAGCCAAATCCCAAAGAACAGCCGCGACCTTGTTCTGACTCGCTTGGCTCAACACGTCATGCAGCGCGTAGAGGGCCGTGAGCCAAAGCCTCTAAAACCGCGCGTCTACTATGACGAGAATCCGCCCTCGAAAGCGCATTGGACCTACAAACTGTTCATGCTCAAGGTGGACACAGATTCGGGTCAGCCGCTGCTGAACCCCGAGGATTACGCTACGTTCAAGATCAACCCTGCGGACAACACCGCGAACATCACTGCCGGCTACGTGGAAAACACGCTAGGCAACATGAGCGCCAGGCTTAGGAAGCGCTTCCTCGATGGAGAATTCGCAGATGCCACGCCAAACGCCCTATTCACCGACGAGACAATTGAAACTTGGCGGGTACTCGACGGCAAGACACCCGACCTCCTTAGAATTGTGGTCGCAGTTGACCCCAGTGGCTCAGGCGACGTTGATAATGCTGACAATGACGCGATCGGGATTGCGGTCGCCGGCCTTGGCACTGACGGTAATGCTTACGTCCTAGAGGATTGCACGGTAAAGGCAGGGCCAGCAACGTGGGGGAGAATTGCTTGTGACGCATACGACCGACATTCCGCTGACTGTATCGTTGGAGAGATTAACTATGGAGGCGCGATGGTTGAGCACACTATCGCAGCTTCTCGTCGAGCTGGCGGAGGGCGACCTGCGCCTTACAAAGCTGTCACAGCAACAAGAGGAAAAGCGGTTCGCGCTGAGCCAATATCTGCTCTATACGAACAGGGTAAGGTCCGCCATGTTGGCTATTTCCGAGAACTTGAAGATGAACTTGTCGCCTTCTCCACAGTCGGGTACATGGGCGACAGAAGCCCAAACCGGGCCGATGCACTGATCTGGGCGCTCACTGAGTTATTCCCCGGGATCGTCGCCGGGAAGCGCGACCCGAAGGTGAAGAAGCCGTATCAACCGCCGCAGTCCTGGATGGCCGCCTAATGGTATATTAGCGCGCACTCACTTACAATGACGCGTATGGCTCAAGACACACTGACGCAGGCGCGCGAGAACTATGCAGACGCGCAAGAGGCGGTTCGCGAGCAACACGTAAGATTCCGGGAAGACCTCAGGTTTTCCAACCCGGCGATGCCTGAGCAATGGGACGACTGGGCGAAGATGGCCCGCAAAGGCCGCCCGATGCTGACCCTGGATCGCTCGAACCAATACATCGCGCAGATCGTCAACGAGGGCAGACAAAACAAGCCCTCGATCCGCGTCATGCCCTCAGATTCAAAGGGTGACGTGGATGTAGCCCTCAAGCTAAACGGGCTGATTAAACACATTGAGTACACCTCGCGGGCTGGGATAGCCTACGACACGGCTCTAGAACTCGCGGCCCGGGTCGGGTTGGGGTGGATTTCGCTCCGGCCCCAGATCATTCACCCTGACACTAATGAGCAGGAGCTGATGATCTGTCGGGAGCACGATTCAATGGCTATCTGCCTCGATCCGAACAGCGTTGAACCGGACGGCATGGATTCCATGTTCGGGTTCAAAGAGTCAGTGCTTACTGACAAAGCCTTTGAGCGCACATTCCCGAAGGCCAAGAAAGCAGCCTGGGACTCTGAAGGCTGGTTCAGTCAAGACGGCATCAGGATTGCCGAGTATTACAAGATCGTGGAGGAAAAGCAGAACCGCCTAGCTATCGTCGGTCCAGACGGCGGGCGGATGACACTGAGCGAAGATGAGTACTGGCAGATGGCCGGCAAACTCGGCTACAAACCTCGGGTCGATGAGCAGTTTGTCGCGAAACAGCGCATTGTGAAGTGGTGCAAGTTGTCAGGTGCTGAAGTCCTGGAGGAAACCACGTTCCCCGGCGAATACGTCCCGTTGATCCCGGTTCTCGGCTATGAACTGTGGGTCGAAGGCAAGCGGTATCTGTGCGGGATGGTCCGCCGGATGATGGACGGGCAGCGACTCCACAACTACGAAGCCAGCGCCCAGACCGAGGCGATGATGGCGCAACCAAAAGCACCGTTCATCATGTCTGCTCGGGCGATGGAGGGTCACGAGGAAGAATGGCAAGCCCTTAACAGCGGCAACCCTGCGGCGTTGACCTACGAGGATATTGACCAACAAGGGCCGATCAACGCCCCTGTTCGGTTGTCTCCGCCCGCGTTCCCGCTGTCATTTTCTAACGGGTTCACCCGTGGGTCCATTGAAATGGAGTCCGCAGTTGGGATGAACCGATCAAGTCTTGGCCAGCAAAGTAACGCTGTTTCAGGGCGCGCGAAGATCGCTGATAAGCAAGAAGGTGACACAGCTAACTTTCACTATCTGGACAACCGCAACCGAGGCATTGAGCATTTGGGGCGGATCATCCTGCGGGCTATCCCTGCGATCTACGATACGCGAAGGATTGCCAAGATTCTGGGGGATGATGACAAGCCGGATCAGGTCGAGATTGACCCAGAGATGGAGCAGGCGGTCAAGAAGCAGGGCCGGAAGGTCATCGCCATTAACCCGAATGTCGGCCGGTATGACGTGCGGGTCAAAGTTGGGCCTAGTTTCACCAGTCAACGCGAGGAGGCCAGTGAGCGGCTGACCCAACTAGCACAGGGCAACCCGGCCCTAGGAGCTGCGCTGGCCCCGCTGATCATCACGATGCACGACATCCCAGAGGCGGAGAAGATCAGCAAGGTAGCTATTGCCCTGTTGCCTCCGAACGTTCAAGAGGTTTACGCTGAAGAAGAGCAAGACGACATCCCCCCTGCGGTTAAAGCCCAGATGGCCCAACAGGCTGAACAGATTCAGAAGATGGCTAGCGCAATGGATCAGGCGCACAACGTCATCAAAGACCTGCAGTCCCAGGTTGATGAGAAATCGACCGTCGCGCAGGATCAAGTCAAGATCGCCATGAGCGAGATAAAAGCAGCTAAGGCAGGTTTGGACCTGGAGGCAGAGCAGATCAATTCGGCCAAGGCCGAGCTAGACGCCAAGTCTCAGTTGTTTGCCAAAGACGTGCAGATTGCTCAACTGCAGCTTCAATTCGAGAAGCTCGACAACGAGGTTCAGTGTGAACAGAAGGTGCAAGCGGCGCAGAACAAGCCAGAACCAGCGGAGAAGCCGGAGAAACCCGAGAAAGAATCCGGGATGACCGAGGCGGTACTGGCCAGCGCTCAAGCC